AAAGCTACAGGAGAAATCTTTGGTCGTTCTCCATCTTACAATGCACTACCAGATATAAAAACTCTAAACAAAGCTGTAGAAATAGGACTTAGAGCTTGGTCAAAAGCTATTGACCCACCACTATTAGTACAAGATGATGGTGTTATAGGCAGAGTAAGAATGACACCAGGTGGTATTACAGTTGTTAGAAATGATGCAGCAGTTCAACCATTTCAATCTGGTGCAAACTTTGCATTAACAGATATGAAAGAAAATCAATTAAGACAAGCAATAAGACAAGCATATTATTCTGACCAACTACAATTACAAGAAGGACCACAAATGACAGCTACAGAAGTACAAGTAAGATACGAACTTATGCAAAGACTATTAGGTCCTACACTTGGTAGATTTCAGTCAGAGTTTTTAAATCCTCTTATCGAAAGAGTATTTGGAATAATGTATAGAGCAGATGGTTTTATTGATGCACCAGAAATTGTTATTGGTGAGAGTATTGATGTTGAATATGTTGGACCATTAGCTCGTTCACAAAGAATGGAAGAAGCAGTAGCAGTAGAAAGATTGTATCAATTAGCTATGCAAGTAGCACAAATAGACCCTAATATACTACAAATTATTAATCATGATAAAGCAATAAGGCTTAGAGCAGAGTTGCTTGGTGTACCTAAAACTGTATTGAAAGGTGAAGATGAAGTAGAAGCAGAAAGAGAAGCTGCAGCCCTGCAACAAATGATGCAACAACAGATGATGGTTGAACAACATCAAGCAGATGTAGCAGCAAAACAAGCTAAGACAGCAACAGAGTTTGCAAAACCTGAAACAAGAGAGCTTACCGAACAAGCTGTTCAGATAGCTGAAGAGGAAGAAATACAATAATGAAACCAACTTATGGAAATGATGACTTAGATGCTGATGTCTTTAATGACACAGCTGAAAAAGATTTAAAACTATTAGCAGGAGACTATAAACAAACTTTTACTTCTAAAGAAGGAGAAAGAGTTTTACAAGATTTAATGGAAGCCTACTATCACAGGATTTCATTTTCAAGAGACCCCTATGCTACTGCTTACAATGAAGGACAACGAGCAGTAGTTGTCAGAATACTTAATCTTTTAAAGGAGGATAATAATAATGGCTGACGAAACAATGACCACCGAACCAACAGATAGCCCACAAACAGAACAAAATTCAGAATCTGTTCTAGGGTCTGGTTCAGTAGGTGAAAATCAAAACTGGAGGGATAGTTTACCTGAGGAATTGAAGAATGACCCTACTCTACAGAATTACAAGGATGTAGAATCATTAGCAAAAACTGTAGTACATCAACAAAAAATGATAGGTAGTAGAATACCTATACCTAAAACTGAAGAGGAAAAGACTGAACTCTATAGTAAATTAGGTAGACCTGAAGAACCAGGCAAATATGAAGTTGCAGTTCCAGAGGATTATCAACAATTCTTTAGAGAAGAATCAATGAATGAGTTTAGAAGTGTAGCTCATAAAATAGGTCTTAATAACGAACAAGTACAAGCACTTATGGATTTTCAAATTAATGAAATAAACCATGAGATGCAAGGTGCAGATACACAGCTTAACTCGCAAAGAGAAGAGATAGAACAAAACCTTAAACAAGAATGGGGTTATGACTACGACAAAAATGTAAAAGCAGCACAAAGAGCCGTACAAGTTTATGGAGATGCTGAAGTACAAGAATTGTTAAATGGCGAGTTAGGAAACAATCCAGCATTAATTAAGATGTTTGCTAGATTAGGAAAAGAAGTTACAGAAGATATGGCACAAAATACACAGAACAACACATTATCTGTTTCTCCATTAGATGCAAAACAAGAGATTGCTAATATTATGAATAATCCAAAGCATCCATATTTTGATGGCAGACATAGAGAACATAAAGATGCTGTAGAAAAAATGCGACAACTACACGAAAAAGCATTTGGCACAAGCTGATTTTTTGTGATATAATTTTCGTACCAGTTCGCCCAGTAGGATAACGATATGGTAGCCGTGTGTGGCTATAAACCATAGGTTTCCCTTTTTGGATAAAAACCGAGAGACTAAAATTTATTTTATGGAGGACTGAATTATGTCAGTACAAATAACTACAGCTTTTATAGAACAATATAAAAGCAATGTTTTTCATTTGGCACAACAAAAAGGTTCGAGATTAAGAGATGCTGTAAAAACTGAAACAGTAAATGGTAAAGCCCATTACTTCGAAAGAATCGGTACAACTGCAGCATTAAAAAGAACATCCCGTCATTCTGACACTCCAAGAGTTGACACTCCTCATTCAAGAAGAAGGGTAACTATGGAAGATTATGACTGGGCAGATTTAATCGACAACGAAGATAAAGTAAGGATGCTTATAAGTCCTGAATCAGAGTATGCACAAGCTGGTGCTTGGGCAATGGGAAGAGCAATGGATGATGCAATTATTGATGCAGCTTCTGGTAATGCCTTTGGTGGTGTTGCTGGTGGTTCAACTGTAGCTTTACCATCTGGACAAAAAATTGTTCACGGCTCTGCAGGTTTATCAGTTACAAAACTTATCGAAGCCAAAGAAATTTTAGATGCTAACAGTGTAGACCCAGAAGAACCTAGGTTCTGTGTTGTTACATCAAAACAGCTATCAGACTTGTTAGCAATTACTCAAATTACATCTGCAGACTTTAACTCTGTTAAAGCATTGGTGCAAGGTGATATAGATACTTTCATGGGATTTAACTTTATAAGAACTGAAAGACTAGACACTAATGCATCAAGTAACAGATTAGTTTTAGCATTTGCTCAATCTGGTATAGGCCTTGCTGTCGGCCAAGATGTTCAAACTAGAATATCCGAAAGGGCAGACAAAAATTATGCAACACAGGTATTCTTGTCAATGACTATCGGTGCAACTCGTATCGAAGATGAAAAAGTTGTTGAGATAGAATGTACTGAAAGTTAATAGGAGGAATCAAAAATGGCAACAGCTAAATCAGTAGAAATAACAGCACTTGATGCTTCGCCTAGAGAGGTCCTAGAAACTGGAAGTTTACAGGGCAGGATGCGAGTAGCAAGTGGAACGATTGCAGCTGGAACAGGCGACATTGATAATGATGATGTATTAATGATGGTACAAATCCCATCTAATGCAAAAGTATTATCAATCAAACTATTCAATGATGATTTAGATTCTAATGGCTCACCAACTTTGGCAGCCAATGTAGGTCTATATTATGAGAATGGTACTGTTCTTGATGAAGATTGTTATGCAACAGCTATAACAACTTTACAAGCTGCAGAAACAGGTGGAGCTGAAGTTGCTTTCGAGGCAAGAAATGTTAATGCAGTTTCTAACTTTGCATGGGAAGATGGTGGTTTATCATCAGACCCAGGTGGAGCTTTAAGAATAGCTTTGACTATGTCTAATGTAGCAGCAACAGCAGCAGCTGGAGATGTAACACTAATTGTTACATATGTTGTAGACTAAAAACAACAAGAGGGGGTAGTTTCGGCTACCCTCTTACAAGGTGAATTATGGCAACAGAAGTTTCAATATGTTCAAATGCACTTAGAAGATTAGGAGATGACCCTATAACTTCGTTAACAGAGGATTCAGAAAGAGCTAGACTTTGCAATGCTTTTTATGCACCTGCTAGAGATTCTGTATTAAGAAGTCATCCTTGGAATTTTGCAATAACAAGAGCAAGTCTTACACAGTTATCAACTACTCCAGCATACGAATTTGATTATCAATATGCTTTACCAACAGACCCATATTGTTTGAGAGTATTGCAAATGGAATTTCAAGATTACATATTTAAAGTAGAAAATCTTGCAACAGAAGGAAGAGTATTACTTACTAACGAAGATACAGCAAAAATATTATATATAGCAAGAATCACAGATGCAGCATTGTTTGATTCATTATTTGTAGATTGTTTAGAAGCAAAACTAGCAGTACAACTTGCTTATCCAGTTACAAATAGTGTTACACTTCAAGCACAAATGCAAAAATTATATGAGATAAAACTCTCTGAAGCTCGTAGTATTGATGGACAAGAAGGGTTTATTGATGACCTTGTTTCAGATACATTTACGGACTTTAGAAAATAATGGCAACAGAAACAACAACAGTAAATACATTTCAAACAAATTTTACATCAGGTGAAATCACACCAAAATTAGCTGGTCATATAGATTTTGACAAGTACAGCAATGGTACAGAAACAATGGAGAATCTTGTTGTGCAAACACAGGGTGGTGCTACAAGGAGACCAGGCACTAGGTTTGTTGCAGAAGTAAAAGATTCTTCTAAATCTACAAGACTTATTTCTTTTGAATTTAATATTACACAATCATATTGTATAGAAGTTGGCGAAAACTATATGAGGTTTTTTAAAGACCAAGGACAAATAGTAGAAGCAAGTAAGTCTATATCTGCTATTACAAAAGCAAATCCTGCAGTTGTAACAGCAACTTCTCATGGTTATAGCAATGGAGACCATGTATGGATAAATGATGTAGGTGGGATGACAGAAGTAAATGGCAGAAGATACACAGTTGCTAATAAAACAACAAATACTTTTGAATTATCAGGTGTAAACTCTACCAACTATACTACATATACTTCAGGTGGAACAGCAGAAAAAGTTTTTGAAATAACTACAACATATACAGAATCACAGGTATTTGATTTAAAATTTGCACAGTCAGCAGACACTATGTTTATAGTACATCCATCACATGAACCAGCAAAACTTACTAGAACAGGGCATACATCATGGACACTTGCAGATGTAGATTTTGAAAAAGGACCATACCTAGATACCAATACAACAGCTACAACTTTAAATCCAGGTTCATCTGGAGTTGGCACAGGAGTTGCATTAGTTGCATCTGCAGATTTATTTGCATCAACTGATGTTGGTAGGCTTGTAAAATTACATAATGGTCATGCAAAGATAACAGCATTTACAGATGCACAAAATGTAACAATACAAATACTTACAGCTTTAGATGCTTCTACAGCAACAACAAGTTGGCAACTAGGTAGCTGGTCAAACACAACTGGTTTTCCAGAAACAGTTTCATTTTTTGAACAACGATTAATTTTTGGTGGAACAACAAGTCTACCACAAACTATATTTGCATCTCAGTCAGGTTTGTTTGAGAACTTTGATGTAGGTGATGGCTCTGCAGCAGATGCTTTTATCTATACAATAGCAGCTAACAGAGTAAATAAAATTAGATTCTTAGCACCTATTAGAGATTTAGTTATTGGAACAGCAGGTGGTGAGTTTAGAGTTGATAGACCAACTGGTGAACCTTTAACACCAACAAATGTAAATATAAAACAAGAAACAACTTTTGGTTGTCATACAGTACAGACTATGCAAGTAGGTCCAAGTATTTTGTTTGTTCAAAGACAAAAAAGAAAGTTAAGAGAGTTTGGATATAGTTTCCAAAATGATGCTTATGTCGCACCAGATTTAACATTGTTGGCAGAACATATTACTGATGGTGGAATTGTAGATGTTGAATATGCACAAGAACCTGATTCTATTTATTGGGCAGTAAGAAATGATGGAACATTGTTAGGTATGACATATCAAAGAGAACAAGATATTGTTGGTTGGCATAGACATATTATAGGTGGCAAAGGACAATCTTGTACTGTTACAGTAACAGATTACGATAATACAGTATCAGGAACAAAATTAACTTTTACAAAATCAGATGGCACAACTGTTACTTTTACATCTACGACAGGTACTGCAGGAACAAATGAGTTTAAAACTCAAACTAATAACAACACAACAGCAAGTAATTTACAATCTGCTATAAATGGTCATGCAGATTTTACAGCTACAGTATCAAGTGCAGTTGTAACAATTACAGAAACAGCACCAGAAAGTACAGGATTTCTTACTGTTAGTAGTCAAGATGCAGTTAGATTAGCAACAACAAATCAAACAGCAGCTAAAGTAAAGAGTGTAACTTCTCTTACAGAAACAGATGAAAACGAAGTATGGATAGTTGTAGAACGAATTGTTAATGGTTCTACTGTAAAATTTATTGAATACTTAGACACAACCCT